CAGACACTAATAACGCGAGCTTGCAGAATCCCACGGCACGATCGGGTTCGTTTAAGCTGACGCTGCACGTTAGCGCCGCCCGAGTTGGCTACCCGCCCGAGCTTCCCGATGTCGCCAAAAAATACGCCCTAAACGTGAAGACCGCTTTCGGGGGGACGGCATCCAAGGTTGCTACGGCCAAGTACCTTGGGTGCCTGGTTTACATGCAAAAATGGGCCGTGAATTACACGGTCACAATGCCGACAAATCTGTATGCGACATCGCTTGATAACCTCGCGAAACAACTGTTCGTCACACCCGACGCCCCAGACGGGGATCAGGCACATATGGACGACTGACGGCGACTGGGGTAGCCGAAGTTTCTGCCGGAAAAGTCGCGTTTGAGACTCGCGCCACCTGTGCTAGTTTCGATGGAACTGCTTAGAAAGTTCCATTGCTGACCTACAGGAAGCCGCACAGATGTCCGACGACGTGATTGATTTCGATGGCGATGCCGTGGTGATCTCCTTTCGCGGGAAGAAGTACGACCTGCTCGCCGCCGACGAGATCGACGAGATCCACTCCGAAATCCGCCGACTCGATTCGCTGATCAAGCCCGAGGAACGACTCAGCGGCGAAGACGGCTCGCCCGCCAAGTGCCCCAACGGGGAAGACGCGGACGGCGAGTCCCTGCCGTTCACGCACGGCAACGGCTTGGCATTCACCAATCTCCTCAAGGCGCACTTCAACGCCAAGCACGCGCTCGTGGCCCCGGCGGCCACCGTCTACGCGATCTACCGGCAGCTCCTCTTGAAAAAGGAGACCTACGAAAGTTTTTTCGTGAATGGGCCGAGTTCGCCACCACCTTTGGTTTCCCGCCCCCCCCAGGCTTCGGCCGACGCAGCGCTCGAAACGCTGCGATCCACCATGCAAGGCGTTTCCGAGCAGCTCACCGCCTTGAAGAGTTCTACGACCGAATCCTCGACACCAAGTACCGAGAGCGTGACCTCCTGATCGAGGCCACCGGTGACGTGGAACGCGCCAACAAGTTGTTCCGCAAGCGTGTTGCCGACGACATGGAGGCCCGTGTCCGAAACGGACAGGTGAAGTAATCATGGTTGCCGACAACAAACCGGACAGCATGTCATCCAAAGACCTGCTGGAGATCCAGACGACGGCCTATCTGCCCCCGCCGAACCATCGCGGCACGATGAACGACATGGGCCTGCCCATGTTCACGCTGCGCCAAGTCGAACTGATGCGGCGCGATGAGCAGGTCAAGCTGGGCGAGAGAATCCTTAAAGCCCCCTTGATGCACATCAAGTTCGAGGTCTCCGGGCGTCCCGACGTGGCCGCGTTTGCCCAACAGCAGATGCTCCGCGCGTGGGACTCGGTGATCCCCAAGCTCATGACGGCCATGTGGTACAAGGTCTGTTGCGGCGAGCCGATCTACCGCAAGAACCAGACGACGAAGCAGATGGAAATCGCCGGACTGAACGACTTCCACCCGTCTGACTGCGATTTCCTAGAGATCGACAAGAAGCTCGTCGGCATCCGCGTCACCGATCGCGGGTCCGTCGCGTCCGAACCGCATGACCTCTACGGCATGAAGGCGTTCCACTACATCCACCGCCAACAGTTCGGCTCGCGCGATGGCGTGTCGGAGCTAGAGGGAGCCTACCGCCCGTGGCTGACCAAGACCGGCCGCGACGGGGCGCTTGCATGTCTCACGCTGTGGAATTATAAGAATGCCTTCAACAGTGGCATGATGTTCCACCCGCCGGGCGAGTACCAGTGGACCGACGGCAACGGCATGACGCAGATTATGCCCTACCGTGACATCGCCCGGCAGGCGATGGAGCGCAACAAGACTGGAAACGTCATGGCGTTTCCATCAGTCTTCGACGAGAAAGGGAATCTCCTGTGGCGATACGAACAGCCCAAGATCAACGGCGATGGCTCGGGACTGATCCAGTACGTCGAGCAACTCAACACCGAGATCCTGCGCGGGATGGGCATCCCCGACGACATCATCAGCCAGACGAGCGGCACGGGGTCGTATGCCGGTCGGTCCATCCCGTTCCAAGCGTTCCTCACCAGCCAGAACGACACCGTGAAGGCGATGTTTCAGGCGGTCGAGAAACAGATCGTCGCGCATCTCTGCTGGTGGAACTTCCAGTCGCGGGACTTCGAGTTCCACGGCGTCGAAGTGGATCGCGCCAAGCTGCTGCCGATCGACCAGCCCGAAGCTCCACCGGGAGCGACCCCGCCTGACATGAGCGGCGGCGGTGAAGACCCGAACGCCGGAGCCGTCGCCGATCCCCAACAGGCCGCGATGCTCGCCGCCGCCCAACAGCAGCAGATGGCCGGAGCCACGCCCCCGGCCTGAATCTTTTCAGAATAGTTGAGAGGATTATTCCATAGCATGGGATCAACGTCTGGTTTTTTATACGCATCGCTCGGGGGGCAGCCGATTGTTCCGGCGGCGTCGGCGATCGAGGCGCTGGACGACCATGACCTTGATGATTCCGAATTCTCGGGCAAGGCCAACTCATACACCTCGGGGATTGGCGAAGAGAGCGGACACGGCAGCGTCCTGATGACGCGAGCAAGGCTGGATGAACTCAGCACGTCGGAGCCGCTGATCCTCAAGTTCGGGATCGGGACTGAAGGCAACGAGATCGAGCTGAACGGCATCTACATTCACGGGGCCAGAACCGCTGGCCCCTCAGCGTCCCACGCGGATGAGGCCCTGTATGTCGTAGACCTCGTTGATACTCGCTACCACCTGATGCGACTCAAGTGCAACAAGCAGTACAACTGCCGCCGAACGGGCGGAACCACAGATAATTACAACACGACGACGCTCGACGACACCTATCCCCCGGCACGAGCGTGGACCTGGATTAGAGTGATCGAGGATTTGTGGGGACTACTCAACGCGGAGTTCCCGACCCTGATCGGCACATTCAGCGCCCATCCCAACGTGGACCTGCTGGAGGACTTCAATTATCCGGACGAAATCCTCCCCGAGAACCTGCGGTACGACGGGGTTTCGGCATGGGCGGCGTTGAACGATGTCTGCCGCCGCGTCGGCTGCGCCATCGTGTTCGACAACGCCTTCGTCCACAACTTCTACCTCGTGCGGCTGGGCCGCATTGGAGGGGGTGCCTACCCAGAAGAAGCCCCGCAGTTCCACAGCCAAGGCGGCTCGAAGGTCACGATCCCGAGCGCCACCGCAGAATACTACTCTGCCGGAAACACCATCAGACCCGCAGAGGGTGGCGACGGACTGTTGGAGGACAAGGAGGTTCTTCAGGGCAATACGATTGTCCCCGAAAACATCGTCGTCATGTTCCCGACCTCGTTCGACGATCAGGCGTCCGGGGAACTGGAAAGCGAGTACGGTCGCTGGTATCCCAAGTCGATCTCCGGCCCGTTCATGCCCTCGACAGACTATTGCGAAATGGGTGCGCGCGTCCCGGTGCCCAACTTTAACTCCAACAGCCAGCACATCGTCTACGAGACCAAGCACGCCCGGTTTTCCTCGGCCTCAGACGCGACGCCCAACAATAGTGCGGACCTCGATCTACGGGCCAGAAAGATCGCCGAGGACGTGTACCGCACGCTCGTGGACTGTGCCGGTGCCCACGTCTCCTACGCGGGCATCCACTACGACGACGACAGCAACCCCACGATCCCCGGCAAGACAGTCTCCGAAGTGACCTGGGGCGACTTCGGCAACGGGCTGCGAACAGACATCTACCGCTCCCCGCCCGACCTAATGCCCACCAAGCGACCCATCCGCGTCATTGACGCTGGCGGCGGCGTCGGCGGCAAAATCTGGTTCAAGGTGATCTCGATCTCCGACTACTACTGGGAGGTGCCGGGTTGCGAGTACATCAGAGCGGAAGTCACACAGAAATCATGCAGCGCCAACGTAGCCATCGGAGATATAGTTTACATTTTCGACCCGTTCTTCTGCTGGTTCAACCTGCCAATCGCAATCATGATGCGGATCACCGGGACGGCTACGTTCGCTGAAAACGGCTTCTGGGACGGCGTAACCCCTCTTGTGTGCGGCGTCACTCCCGGCAAGTGTTTCTGGTGCGTCGATAATGTTTGTTGTCTGGAGGAAGAATATGGCACGTTCTAGGCCATTGCTCACAGATGGCTCCGATCCAGTTGTCGGCGGTCCCAAATGTATTGCACATCATGCCGGAGTTACCACGGGTGTTGAGGACTGGTGTTGCTGCTGCAACCCCTGTCTCTATGACAGGCCCATTAGCTTCGAGAACCCCTGTCGTTGTGTGCCGAAGTTGCTCTGCTTCGTGTTCCGAGGAGACGATGACCAGCGTCCCTGCTGCAAGGAATTCGTGATACACGCATTCGCCAATCATCGTGGCGTAATGACAACTTACTCCGGGGCATTTATGGGTGGTCCCGATATCTCACTGTCAATCGGCAGTGATATCAAGCCAGTCCGCGTTACCTTTGAAGGATTTGAGGGTGATCCAGCGTTCTGGAGGCTCCGCTCCACCGCATTAGGCATCGACGAACACTACCGGATTGACGGGCACACTACGACATGTCTGGCCCCTCCGGCGATCTCAATTGCTGGTGTCACAATAGACACACCCTCTGGCCCATGCGTGGGTACGGTCACTCTGGAGTTATACAAATCCGTCAAGCTCCCGTTTACAAGAATCGACAGGGAACCTTACGGAATCAATAAAGACATCGCCATCCCGCCCCGTACTGACCCGCTTTGCAAGTGTGATTTTGCGGTGGATGTGCTGTGTGTCTGGG